CAGCACAGAGATTAATCAGCTCAAAGGCGGAGATAAACCGCTTTTCACGACGCCACACAAGCAGACTGGTTTCATTGCAGAAGTTCCAGACGCGATTGACCGCCCAGGCCATCATCCTCAGATGCTTCCCTGTCGTGGCGTCTTTCACACGGTAGCGGTAGGTCAGCATGCTACTTGGCATGGTGGCTCTCTTGGGATTCGATGTACTTCCGAATGGTTTCAGTCGAGACATGTCCAGCCGTACCAAAATAGTAGCTCGGTGCCCACAACCGATCAGACCGCGTGCGCTTACGCAAGCCTGGAAACATCAATCGAAGTTGACGGGCAGAAACGCCTTTTAACAGCTTTACGGCATTGGCGACAGACAGGGCTGGCGGAAGTGACACAAACAGATGGACGTGATCTGGCTGGACATCGACTGCCAGGACTTCCATGCCATGCTGATAGGCAATGGTATGCAGTAAGCCCTCTAGCGTACTCTTCACAGGTTCCAGCAAGACATCACGTCGATACACCGGACGCCACACTATATGGTAAGAGGACTGGTAGACGCAACCTGTTGTATGACGTAGCTTATCCATGCCTACATGGTAGCATGGATGGTGAGAGTTTTCAACTCTCATTTGGAATTGAGCCGGTGCGGCTCAACATGTTTTCCTCCCCCCACTAAAGTGAGGGGTCTCTCACACGTTCTTTAAGGAGCCTGGCAATGTCCAGTGCAGTGCATGCGACGTCCATGACCCCGTTTCTCCTCCCGACCCTGCTCGCGGACCAACTCGATCCTGAGGAGTTTGCGGCCCTCACCCGCCGCTACCTCCTGGAGAAGCAGGGCTATGCGCGGCGCGGTGTGGACTATGGCCCGCTCACGTCGCAGGGGGCGCTACCGGTGGTAGCCCCAGCGCGGGTGCGGTTCAAGGATACGCGGACGGGCAGGTGGATCGAGGGGATGAGCGAGCCCAAAATCGATCTAAACGCCTTCCGCATGGATCTGGATATCCGTGCCTATGCGCCCTGCCGCACTCGCGATCATTGGCCGATACCGGGCGGGTGTCCGTGCCAGAAAACGCTTGTCGGGAGACGCCAAGGCCCAGCCAATCTGCTCGTCAACAACTTTGCAAAAATGGTGCAGGTGGGGCTGTTTGGGCAGGCGACGACCATCAATGACACCGCGAATACGCCACGGTCTATGACGATTACGGTCCTCGGGGGCGGGATTACGAGCAAGGTCGGATGGGCAGGCACGGGTGTTACGGCCGCCACGGTGGCCGACGTGGCCCTGCAAACGCCCACCGAATCTGCAGCCTGTACGGTGAACGCCGTCTCAGGCGCAGGCGCAACAGGTACGTATACTGTGACCTATACCGTTACGGCTGGCTCAGCTAGAGCCTATACAGAAGTGGGACTTATAGTAACAACCACGACAAATTCATGGCCATTTCTCTTGACGCATGATAGCTTCTCGGCGCTCAATGTGTCCTCGTCTGGTACTCTTGCGGTCACTTATAGTATAACTAATGCATAAAGTACTAGTATTAATTACTCGCACCATCGCGAGGGCAACTTGCTTTCGCGTCAACGACTGCCCGCTAAAGCAGGCAGCTTGTCCCTCACCTCCGGCGAGGCGTGCTGACGCACGACAGACCGGACCGGAGACGATACGCCGGTTGACAACGGCACACCAGTCGGAGTTATGCCTCGACTGGCACGGTACTTGGCCGCAATATTTCTGGACGCATTGAGGTCCGCATGCAGCTCGAAGCCACACTGACGGCACACAAAGCGACTCTGGGAACGACGATTGTTGCGAGCGGTATGCCCACAAGCAGAACACCTCTGCGAGGTATGCCTGGGATCAACCCGAGCTACCGTCAATCCGCGTTCTTCGGCCTTATACGTGAGGAAAGCGAAGAGTTGCGCAAAAGACCAACTATGCATGCGGCGTTTGGTTGGGGTATGACGTTTTGCCCGCATGCGCTGGCGAATATTCGTGAGGTTTTCGAGAACGAGCGTGCCCCCAGGAGCCGTCGTCTCGGCAAGCTGTTTCGACAAGAGGTGATCACAATCCCTGCGAAACCTCGCCTGTTTCCCGCGCAAGTGTCGCAAGTGCCGTTTGGCGCTCTTGGTGCCACAGGACTGCAAACGACGCTTGAGCCGGAAGTAGCGCCCCTCAGTCGCTTTCCAAGCTTTCTGACCAAGAAACGTATTGGCCGATGTGACCGCAGGATGTGTCAGACCAAGGTCAATGCCAATGACTTCATCGGTCTGTGGCACGGCGGGAGCTTCCAGCGTGACCACGACATGCAACCCCCACCTTCCATAGTCGTACTGGATGAGGTCTGCCGTGTCGGGAGGGAGGCCAATATACTTCTTACCATAGCCAGGGACAGTAAACGGCACAGACATTCGTCCTTCTACCGTCGAAAGACGTACGGTTCCGTTGTCCCAGGCCAGGGTATAGGTATGCAGGTTGTAACGCGGTGGACAGGCTGCAGAGTGCGGACACGAGACCGTGCGTGCAGCTTTCTGAAGGGCAAAGGCAGACTTGAGGGCTTCAGTGGCCTTAACCCGTGCTTGAATGATCAGGTCAGATACCAACCCAGGACAGGCAGCTTTCTCGGCATAGTACGTGGCGTGGTGCAACTGTACGCCGTTCCTCTCGGCATGTGCCCAGCCATAGGCGCAGACATCATTGAATGCCTTGGTAAACAGGTGCGTCGTGTCCGTGAGCGCCTGTGCTTGGATAGGAGTAGGTTTGAGTGTAAGTCGTACAGTTCGTTGCATACTATAATTTTACCATATGCAATGAGATTTAACAACTTTCATCAGAGAAAGGACAGGGGGGAAACAGCGGTCCTGCTCACGCAGGACGTCCATTCCTCTGCCAGCTAAAGCAGGCAGTCCCCTGGACGTATTTCTATGGCAGTGATACGTTCCAAACAAAGCCACCTCCCTTGAGGTGGCGGAATCGTGACGCGCTGCGCTATCCTTATGCAGTTCTCCGCGCGTCGCATTTTCTCAAGGAGATCCCCTATGGCTGAACCCGTGGTCCATGACATCCCCACGAACCCCTGTCATCGCTGTGGTGGCGACCGCCAGGTGGCGGAAATGAGTTGGCGTGACCCGGCCTTTAGCGTCACCTGCCTCGGCTGTGCGAATATGACGGTTGGCACCAGTGTGGATGACGCGATTGATGCGTGGGATGAGGCGAATCCGCCGCGCGACGTCAGTGAGGACGAAAGCCAGGCGAGCCGCGAGCAGATCTTGGCGCGGCTCCTCACGCCGGACATGCAGCATCTGCTCGACCTCGCGGCAGATGCGTATCCCTGTAGTGCGCCTGACCATGCGGTCGTCCTTGCGTTTGTCGCGTGGTGTGCGACCCTCCTCCCCCAGGCAGGAGCCTGACGCATGGCGGCGCCTGCCCTGTGCCTCCAGGGCGTCCACCAGATCGTGAAACTCCCGTCAGGGCACTATATCTGCTCGCACTGTGCCGCTGCGTTTGTCGAGTATCATGCCCTGCATCTCCAGAGCGGGAGCATGGCCCAGCCCCATCCTGCCCCTGTCCTGCCGCTAAAGCCCTAGCCGATGGCCATCTTTTATCCGCCGCCGCCGTTTCTTCCCCCGCCGTCCCATCTGGCGCCGCTCATCACGCCGAATGCCGCGACGTGTGCGGTCAGCGGGGGGGCGGCTGGGACGGTGACGTTCCTCACGAGTTCACTGCTGGCGCCCGCGGACGCTGCGACGGCAACGTCCGCACTGCTCGCTAGTTCACTCCAAGCAGGGACGGGCACGGCGGCGACCACGCCGTCCCTGCTCCTTAGCGCAATCCTCGCGACGCCGGTCGCGGCCCAAGCGCTGGCAGCGGCGCTCGTTGCCACAAACCTCCTGCCTGGGGCGAGCGGCAGTAGTCAGGCCAGCAGTGTCCGCTTGGCCAGTAGTCTCCTCGCGCCTACCCCGAGTGCCCAGGCTCTCGCGGCGCTCAGTGTCCTGACGAACAGCACGCCCGGCGCGGGCAGTGGCCAGGGGGCGGCGACGCCGCTCGCTAGTTCGCTCCTCGCACGGACGGTGGCAGAGACGGCCATCGCTACCCTCCTCGCCAGTAGCCTCCAAGCTGGGACCGGCCAGGCCCAAGCCCAGAGTGCCGCGCTGCTCAGCGAACTCGTCGCGGCGAGCGGCATGAGTGCGACGCAACTTGCGACGCTCCTCAGTCAGGTAGGGGTGGCAACGGGTGCTGCCAGCCTGACGACCGCGTTTCTCCTCAGTCAAACCCTCGCACCCAGCGCCGTTGCGAGTGCCCTGGCTGCCACCCTGCTCAGTCAAGTGGTCGCCGGAAGTGGGCAGGCAACGGCACTCAGTACGCAGGACCTGAGTACGCTCATCGGCCTTACGAGTGGTGCCCAGGGGGCGAGTAGCCTCCTTGCAAGTTCGCTCCAGGCGGGACTTGGCGCGAGCCAGGGCGCGGCGACAGCGACTGCCAGTTCCCTCATGGCGCTTCTCAGTGCCGCAAGTGGCCTCGCCACCGTCCAGGTCACGAGCACGGTGCTTCCCACGGCGACGGGGAGCGCGACGGCATCCCTCGCGACCATCATCAGTGCGCTTGTCATAGGCCTCGGGGTGACCCAGGCGACGGCCACATTCCTCGCGAGTTCGCTCCTTGCCGTGCTCGCGCAAGCCATTGCCAGCGCCACCCCAGGCGTGTCCTCCATCACGGGCAGTGGGAGTGCGCAGACGAGCCTCGAGACCCTGTTCAGTCAAGCGGTATCCGTGCTTGCCACCGACAACGCGAGTGCGCTCCTCACGATCCTCGCGCAACTCCTCCCCACTGCGGCTGGGAGCAGTGCCGGGGGCTCTACGCGCGTTGCCAGTGAGGTACTCGACCGTAGTGCCACGGCCCAGGCCGTCAGTAGCCTGCTCGCAAGTTCACTTGTGACGGCACCGGGCGTAACGCAGGCTGTCGCAGCCACCCTTGCGAGTTCCCTGCAGGCCGGGACCGGCAGTGCGCAGGCCCAGAGTGCCCAGATCCCTGGCGATCCTACGACACAAAGCGTCAGTCCCACCGTTACCAGTGCCGCGCAGGCCCTCTTTGTCGCGAGTGCTGTCCTGACGGCTCCTGGCGTGACGCAGGCCATCGCTACAGCCATTGGCAGTGCCCTTATCCAGGCGACCGGAAGTCTCCAGGCGCTCGCGACGGCGCAGGCCAATGCTACCGTTGATGGTGCAGGAGCCGTCCATGCGCTCGCGAGTGCGCTCGTGAGTGCTGTGCTCACCGCCCCTGGCGTCGCAAGCGCGCTGGGGATCGCGCTATCAGGGCAGCAACTCGCCGTCAGTAGTACCGCAATAGGCAGTAGCACGCCAACGGTGAGCGCCAATCTGCTCGCACCGCAGGGGAGTCTCCAGGCGCAGAGTACCCAGCTCGCGACGGCCTTTCTCGGCACTGCGGGGGCCACGCAGGCGAGCGCGGCCTTGCTCGCCACGACGATCCTGACCGCTCCTGGCGTGGCACAGGCCCTTGCAGCAACGCTCACGAGTTCTCTTCGCGATCAGACTGCCCTCCTCACCGGGCTCGCCCAGGTCCTTGCCAGCGAACTGCTTGCGGTGCTTGTGGCGGAGGACGGCGCCGCACTGCTGGAGGCGAGCGGGCTTAGTCCCTCACAAGGCGACTCTGGAAGTCAGGTCACGCTGGTGGCGAGTTCGCGTATGGATGGGGTAGGCGCGGCCCAGACTCATCTCAGCCTCGTCTTTGTCGCCCCTGGCGTCATTCATGGCCCGCTCCGCAGTCATTTTGGGGTACGCGTGCCCGCGCAGGCCGATATTCACGAGATTCCTACCCTGGCTGATGTGGAGGCATGATGGCGACGGACTATGATTTTACGATGAAAGTGGGAACGAATAGCCCTACGCTCGACGCCACGCTGAGCGGGGGGCCACTCAGTACCCGTGATCTCGGAGGGGCGACGGTCACCTTGCGGTTACGTAGTCCAGCGGGCGTGATCGTCCTCAATGAGGACGCTGAGATCGTGGATCCAGCCGCGATGACGGTGCGGTATCAGTGGCCGGCGCCGCAGGCGCTTGCGCCGGGAGTCTATGAGGGCGAGTGGGCCATTCGATGGTCAGATGGTTTAATGGCCATTTTCCCTGATGATACCTATTTTTTGGTGCGCATTGTGGCGGCACTTGCCTGAGGATGGTGCCACGAAGCCCCAGCGCCTGAGGGGGGACCTGCATCCTATGTATGTGCTCCTGAGAGATCTTCACGAGTATCAATCTGACAACAGGCCGTATTCGGTGTGAGATCGCGATGCCGGCGCACAGGAGCCCCAGTCATCAACTCTGGGAGATGTGTTGGGATCGCCAGTGCCATGCCTATACGTTGTGCGGGGAAGCCCAGCGCCTCCATGGCGGGGCCTATATCGCCGAAATAGTCCGTCGTGTTCCGAGCATGCGCGCCCAGATCGTTCTCGCAATGAACGGCGGCCTCTGGGATGACGCGGATATGCCCGTGCCGAGCTCGCACGCCCGCCTGCTGCTTGCGCGAGGTCTAGCATGAGATTTTTCTCCAGGCGTATAGTTCTGGGGGTACTCTTTCTCCTGAGTTTCCCTGTGCTCGCCCAGGCCACGGCCTCGCAAACCCTCTGGTGGGATTATGTCGATGGCGGGATTCATGCCGTGGGCTTCCGGATCTATCGCCAGCCCTGGTGTACGGGGGCCTATGTCCTGCGCACGCCGGTGCTGCTCACCGTCCAGACCTATACGGATGTCACCGTTGGGGCCGGAATTCAGTACTGCTGGCGTGCGACGGCGGTCGATGCGAACAACAATGAGAGCGACGTCTCCAATACTGTCATCGCCACGATAGCAGGATTGCGGCAACGCCGGGGACCCCATCGCCGCAACTTCTGAAGTTGGAGGCGTCCCATGCGACACCTTATGTCCGCGAAACATACCATGCGCGCTGCGTGGGTGCGCCTCCAACTGTGGCGGTGATGAGCCCTTCATACCATGCCAGGGCCGATGCCCGCTCCTGTTCCGTCATGCGCTTCAGGCAATCATAGCAGGCGCGCTCTACAGCCAATTGGTGGGGCGGTCCCGTCATAAACTCGGGCGTGCTTGCTCCGTCATAATACTCCCCCGCAAAATAGCCGTCATCAATATTCCAGTCATCAAGAAATATATGCAGATTGCCACCACCGAGATTCCCAGGCCGCCAGTCAGCGTCAATCCAGCCATCCGTGCCGTAGGCAATGCCTGGCGCCCATTCGCCTTCATAGACACGATCAATGAGGGTCACAGCATGGGTAATCGTTGGCCCAGTCAAGGCAGGGCATCCCCACTCCTCCCAGGATTCTTGTCCCATAGAACCTCCTTGTACTTCGGCGACGCTCGTTGCTTGACAGTATACACGAACTCTGCCATGCTCTCACCGTTGCGGTGCTCTTTCCGGCATCACGTCGCCCGCAGTCCCCACCGACTGCGTAGCTATGAGACCCGGCTCGGTATCCTGCCCCGGATATTGAGTGCGGGTCTTTTTTGTGGCGTGGTGCTGTTCGTATGGCTGATGCAACCTATACCCTCAGTATCTGGGATACCCCGCCGAGTCATGTCTGTCTCCTCTGTAACACCTTTCGCCATGCGACCCTGGTAGCACTCACGACCCATCTCGCAGACGCCCACAACACCACCCCGATTCCCCATCCAACGATTCCGGCCCTAGAAGCACTGCGGGCTGCGGCTGATGCCCGCGAAGGAGCCTAGCGATGCCTGAGACCCTGCACTATCACACGGAAGACCACGAAGGTACCCAGCGCTATTGCTGTGACTTCTGCGATCACTGGGCGATGGACCGCGATCTCTTTGCGCAGCACATGCAACAGCGTCATGACGTGGCGCTGTCTCCCGAAGACACGCCAGAAGCGCCGCATCGTGCAGCACGTCCAGCCGCCCCGCCGGTGGCTCGTGCGGTCCGTGCCCCACAGACGGGTGCGCCGCCCACGAAGGTCTCCGAACCGGCCAACCCGCCTGCGCAGGCTGAGGCGACGCCAGAGAAGGGGGCGAGCGCATGACCACCTTAGCGAGATCTGCGTTCGGGATGGCCCTGCAACTCGGGGATGATACACCCATAGCGCCTTTAACCATCGCTGGGGCAACGAATGCGAGCCCTATCGTCGTGCAAACCAGTACCCCGCATGGGATCGCTGTGGCGTCCTACGGCACGATCACCGGCGTCGTCGGGCTGACCGCGGCGAATGGCACCTGGATTGTCGAGCGGGTGGATGCCACGCACCTGAAACTGCGCAACTCGGTCGGCAACGCGGCGTATGTCTCAGGCGGTACCCTCACGCTCGGCAGTACCTACGCGACGATTGCCGAGGTCCGCAATATTCAGGATGCCGGGTTTAATACGGACCTCGCTGATGTCTCGGCCCATGACGGCGCCAGCGGCTTTGGCGTGTCGATTCCCATTATCAAGCGTGGAAAGGCGATGCGGGTCGATGTCAATTGGGTCCCCTTACACGCGACACACGACAAGCTGACGGGCTTGCTCTACGTGGCCTTGAGTGGCGTCAGCAAACCCTGGCTCCTCATCACGCCTGGTACCCCCCACGCGATCTGCGCCTTTCGTGGCTGGGTCAGTGAGCACAGTAGCACTATGCCCATAGGGCCGCTGGCGACGACCGTCACGATTGCGATTGACGGGCAGATGACCTGGTCGAACTCATGAGGCGTCCTTTTTCTTGCGTTTGAGGGGTTTTGGAGAAGAAACGGTGAGGAGAAGTATTTGGACTGGCACGGGAGGCGGACCTGTATGTTTGCGTGAATTGCAAGACTTACAGGCTGGCACAACATTCCACAGCGTATGTGAACCATTATGCGCATAGGGTGTCACATGGTCAGCAGTCAGGTCATGCGTTTTCTTCTTGCACTCCAGACAATCTTTGGGGCAATAGGCGCAGCGATAGTTAAATGCTGCCAGTATCTCCAGCCATTGCTCAGTGCTCAGGTTAATGACTGGCGCATTCTTCTTGCGAGCGTGCCGCCGGCGAGCCAACTCTTTGGCTTGCTCAGGATTCGCCTTGCGCCATACTGCATTGCGCTTGAGAAACTTTTCGGGGTCTTCGGCATACGCCTTTGCGGCACGCTTCTTACTTTCTTCCTTATGTGTTTCATAGTATCGATGGCCTTCCCCAGGATTCTCCTCACGTTTTGCTCGCCTTTTGGCAAGCCGCTCCTCGTGTGTTTCCACCAGATGTGCCGTAATCTTGTCTTTGCTCTCTACGCGGTAGGTCGCATTGTAGGCATTCTGATAGTTACGGTGAGTCTCACGATATTCTGCATAGACAGGCTCCATTTCTTCCTTATGTGCTTCGTAATATTCATGGTTGGCTCTAGCTTGGCATTCTCGACAGTAGATCGACTTGCCATCTTTCTTGCGCTTATTTGGGCCAAATTTATCGCGATCTTTGAAGACGTTGCAGGTATGACAGCACTTAGCAGCTGGGGCATGCAGGGGCAGCACTTCGCCCATCATGATCTCCTCTACGATCAGTGGCTTGTGCCGAGGCCTGGGTATGTAGAGGCATAACCAGACAACGAGCATGCCTGCTCTCTCGGCAGGAAGAGTATAGCAGGAAATATGAGAAACTACAATGTCTAGAAAGGTATAGGACATGACAACCTTAGCAAAGTCCGCTAACGGTACGTTGCTAAAAATTGCGGGCAGCACCGTTGTGGAAGTTCGGAATATCACAGACGTAGGTTTTTCAACGGGTTTAGCTGATGCGACTTCCCATGATAGTTCAGGTTGGGCTGTTTCTATTCCAACCTTGAAGCGTGGGAAGAACATTACGGTTGATCTCAACTTTGTGCCAGGCGCGGCCACGCACCAAGCCTTACTCGCAGCGGCGCTTGCGGGCACGTCAACCGCCTTTACCATTGTCCTGCCCGTCTCAGGGAATCCAACCTGGACCTTTAATGCATTTGTCTCGGACTATTCCATGCCGAGCGCGCCAGTCGAGGGGGTGTTACCGCTACGTGTTGTCCTTACTCCCGATGAGGCAATGGCATTTGCGTAACTTTTAGTATTATTTCTATATATATTTAAATCGCTTTGTCTCGTAGAGGAAGGAAGTCCAGCATGTCTGAACCCCGCGTTGTTGACCCTGTCCCCATTACCCTAGGGGATCGCGTGCGCCATCTCCTCTTTACTCGCGCGGCGGTCCGCCAGAGTGAGATCGAACTCTCCCGCGCGTGGGGGCAGGAGCGGACGTTCTTCTCTGCCATCCTGCGCCTGGCTCAACATCTCGCGCAGGGCGACGTAGCGGCCTTGAGTATCACGGATATTGGGATTCTCGCCTGGCAAGGTTTGCTCCATGAAGATCCCAGCTTGTCCTATGCCGAGGTCGAGGCGACGCTCCCGTATATGACTCCTGGCGATCTGGTGCCCTACGCAATTGCTATTATGCAAGCGTGGCAAGCGGCGAGTCCGCCACCGCCCCCCGCGGCATCGCAGGGTGAGGTCGTCCCTGACACGAACCCTTTGGACGCATCGATTGGCGTGCCGTCTGGGCCTATGACCGCACTGTCCTCGGCCTAAGTGAACGTGAGTTCTGGCGACTCACGTTTCTCGAGGCGCATCTGCTCAAGGCCCAGTACCTCGCACTCCAGGAACGGCGGGAAGCGCCGCTGCTCTTGCTCCTCCAGGTGACCATGAATGTGCACCGCGATAGCGAGGCACGCCGTGAGCCGTTTAGCTGGGACGAAGTCCGGGGATGGTTTGGGTATGGGCCACCGACAACGCCTACTGCACCGCCAGTCGAGGTACTCCAGGAACGAATGGAAGGGTTTGTCCAGTTTTGGAATAGTCTCCCAGAAGTCCCGAAGCCCTATAGCTAGGCCAAGGTCATGACGCTTTACACGTATAGCGCTCTGGTCACGCGAATAGTCGATGCTGATACTGTTCTTTTAGATATATCGTTAGGTTTTGATCTGTGGCACAAGAATCAGCGGATTCGATTAGCGTATATCAATGCCCCCGAGCTCGTCACGCCTGAAGGCAAAGTGGCGCGGGACTATGTGGCGATGCTGCTCGGGCCACTGCCGGCAACGGTGACGCTCGTGACCATCAAGGACCGCACTGATAACTACGGACGCTACCTGGGCGTCCTGACGACTGCCCAGGGTGTCAACGTCAATCAGACGCTGCTCGACACCGGGCATGCGATCCCCTGGCCGTAGGATGAGATGCTAAATAAAAGTAATAAAAAGCAAGAAAAATAGATCCTAGGATATATAGGATTAATATATTATGACCGAGATAAATATAGGCGACATCGTAGCACAGTTAAAGCTCGAAACCTCGGGCTTCGGCGCGCAAATGCAGGGGGCCACCCAGCGCATTCAGGAGTTGCGTGACAAGCTCGACCAGCTGCGCCCCGCTGTCGCGGCGTCAACCCTTCCCTTTACCGCGCTCACCACGGCCACCGAGACCTTCTCCAGGGCCAGTCTTGCCGCGGGGAATAGTCAGGCCGCCCTCCGCCAAGCGATCACACAGGCTGAACAGGCCGTCAAACAGTTTGGCGTCACCACCAATGCCAGCGGGCAGATGATCGATAAATTTGGTGATCAACTCTCGAAATCCGCCAGTCAAGCCCTCCAGCAATTTACCGCAGGGATTCGCGAAGCCCAGGCCCAATTGAACCAACTCCAGCGCTTTGGGATTGACAGCGGGACCGGCGGGGGTAGTAGCGGCATTCTTCAGACGATGCTTGGCGTCGCGGGCGGCATCGGGATTGCCACCACCATCAGTGGTCTTACCAGTAGCCTTGTCGAGTTTGCCAAAAGTGTCGTAGATGTCGGCCAGAAGATGCAAGGCTTGCAACTAGCCTTCAAGGGCATTGGTGGCTCCGCGCAAAGTGGCGCAGCGGATCTTGCCTTTATCACGCGCGAATCCCAGCGGCTCGGGCTCGATCTTGCCTCGAGTGCTATCGTCTTTCGGAATTTTGAAGCCGCCATGAAGGGCACCAGCCTGGAGGGCCAGCAAGGGCGTGAGATTTTTAGTAGCTTTGCGCTCGCGGCACGCTCCATGGGGATTCAAGGGGCAGACCTCAATCGCGTGTTTTTTGCCCTGGATCGCATGATTCAAACCAATGTCATCAATATGCGGGAGTTACGCCAACTCAGTATGGCGATGCCTGGGGCCATGGAAGCCTTTGCGAAGAGCATGGGCGTGACGACGCAAGAGCTGGCGCGGATGACTGCGAGCGGTACAGTGCTCGCCACGGAGACCTTGCCTGGGGTGGCCCGAACACTGCGGGATGATCTCGGGGTGAATGCTACCGAAGTGGGAAAGCTGGCCAGTACGGCCTTTGCCAATCTGGGGAATGAGATCTTTCTGCTCAAAGAGCGGATTGCTGCGTCAGGCCTCCTGGATTTTCTCCGGGATGCCGCTGCGGGGATGGCGAAGCTCCTGGAGACGAGCCGCAAAGAGCGTGAGGTCAATGAGAGACTGGGCGGTCCCAAGCCTCCGGCCGTTCCTGAGGTGAGTAGTGGGGGGATTCCCCCTGATATCAAGGCGCGCGCGAGTGAAATCACCGCGGCGCAAGACGCGCTGCGGGAGATGATCCAGCGCCAGCAAGGGATCCTGAGTTTTACCGTGAGTGATGCGGCGATTGCCAAGCAGCGCGCGCTCGTCGACCAACTACTCGCCGACCAAAAGGCGGCCCTTACCGAGCGCGAACGCCGGCTGACCGCCGACGTCGGCGCAGCCGGCGGGAGTTTTGTCGGGAAGGACGTCTCAGGCAATCCCCTCATTAATGCGGAAGACAAGATTCGTGCCATCCTGGCCGAAGGGCAGAAGGGTCTTGCGCAACTCGATCTGGATGCGCAGTTTCTCCCCGAGTTGAATAGTGCTGAGGAAAAATTCAAGTCCTGGGAAGAGACGCTGAAGAAAGTCCGTGACGAACTCAGCAAACTGAGCGAGCCCTTGCGGAAGTCGTTAGTCGATGCGGGTATGGGCAAGCCGTCCCCGTATGATGATCTCATTACGCGGATTGCCGGGGAAAAGAATATTGACCCTGCGCTGGCGAAAGCGTTGGTCGCGCAAGAGTCTGGATTTAACCCGCGGGCCACGTCCCGGGTGGGCGCGATGGGCCTGCTCCAACTCATGCCCTCCACGGCTGCGACGTATGTCCCCGCTGGCCAGTCACCCTACGACCCAGAAACGAATCTCCGAGCAGGCCTCTCATACCTGGCAGAGTTATTTCGGCAGTTTCGCGGCGACACGGAGAAAGCGCTGACGGCCTATAATGCTGGGCCTGGCGGCAAAGGTATTCCGCAACGCATCGGCGAAAATGCGACGTTCGCCCAAGACGTCCTTGCACGGATGCCGAGCGGCGTTGGTGGGGCCGTCGCCCAGGCCGGCATGCAGTCTGTGGCGCTCAAGGCGGCCGTTGAGGCAGGGAAGCCCGATACGGAACGCCTGGCCCAGATTCGGGCCACTGGTCGTGAGTATCTGCGAGGCTTGGATGAACAGGAACGGCAGGAAGACGCCCTCGCGACGGAGCGGCGGCATCAGGCGATGGAGACAGGGCGCGTCCTCGACCAGGCGTATGAGGAGGAGGCGACGAAACAACGCCAAGCCCACGACGAACTGACGCGACTTGCGGCGAGTTACGGCATGCTCAAAGAGGCCCGTGATGCCGACCGGGCAGCGCAACTCGCAGACACCCTGGCGGCATCCGCCTGGAATGAGGAAGCGGCGGCCCAACTCGCAGCGATTCAGGCGAGCACTGCCGCGCTGGCGAAGGTACCGCGCCTGCGCCGAGAGGCCGACTCTAGTGCGCTTGCCTTCGCGCAAGATCAACAAAGTAAACAGACCCTTCAGCAGGTACAAGATCGCCTCGAACAACTGCAGGTGCAGCGCAGCGATGCCTTTCCCTTTGGTGAGACGCTTGAGGATGTCAAGCTGCGCCAGAAAGAGAATGCCAAGCTGCTCACGCCGGCAGATCGCACCTCTGCAGACCAGGTCCGTGCCCAGGTCCATGCGCAACAGCAACTCAATTATGAGCTCAAGCTCTTCGAAGAGTTCGGCGCCTCCGTAGGAAATGCCTGGACGAGTGCGCTCCTCGGGATCTCGGATGGCACGAAGACGGTCTCACAGGCCTTTCGCGAGATGGCCCGGAGTATCCTCCAGTCGATTATTCAGATTACGTCCCAGGAAGCCTGGAAGTCCCTCATCCATATCGGCGTCGGCCTGCTCGCCAGTGCGCTCACGCCCAGCGTCGGACCCTCAGGCTTTCCAGCAGACACGACGGGGAGTGGGGCGAATCTCGCAACGACGTTTCGGGCGCAAGGAGGCGCGATCGTGAATCGGCCCACGCAGATCCTGGCTGGCGAAAATCCCCATATGAATCCAGAGCTAATTCTGAATAAACCACAGATTCAAGGGTTGTTCGCTGCTGCTATGCGAGCGACTCCTACTGCCGGAGGGCAATCTGCAGGCGGAGTAACTATTATAAACTATACCTCTGGAAACAGACAGCAGGCCGAACAAGAAGCTATGAATCAACGGGCTGCTGGGAAGCAGGCGATTCTGAATGAAGTCCTTGCGGATTTGTCGCGAGGGGAGTCCAGTCGTATTTCGCGTGTTTTGCGCACGACGCAGCGCTAGAGGCTACGAAACATGGCTGATTATCCACAAACCCCATTGCCGAGTCATGTTTCCGTACCTGAGTTTATTGATCCGATTTTCAGAATGACTACCGACAGCGGCATCGAGTTGCGACGCGTAAAGCATAGTCGGCCTCGTAGGCGATTTACTATGGAATATCTTGGCAAGACCGCGAACGACATGCACCTGATTCGGGATTTCCTTGCGGCGCAACGGTTCGGAGCCATCCCCTTTTCTTGGTGGCATCCGACTGCAACTGATGCTGTTACTTTTGCTGCTACAAGTCCTATAGCCATCAGCTATAATGGCGCACACGGTCTTATTACGAACCAGATGGTTGGCATATTCAGCTCGCCGGGCGGCAATGCGCGAAATGGCTTCTACACTGTGACACGCCTGAACTCAGTACAAATTAGCCTCAACGGGAGCGTCAGTATCGGTACGGGCGTTGGCACGGCTCGTGTGTATATTCTCGCTGCCACAGGCGTCTTTTCTGAGGATACCTGGCCTGGGGCAACCGTGCTTCGTGGTCCTGAAACGCTGAGTCCTATTGGCGGGCAGACACCGCCTGCGTACAACTTCAGCGTGACGATTGAGGAGCAACTCTAGTGCCACGCATCTACAGCGCCGCCCTTGCCCAGGAACTCGCCCGCGTCGCGAGTGATCACGTCATGACCGTGGCGATGCAAGTGGATATCCCTGGCGCGCTGGTCCCGTATCGGATCGTGAACTATGACCAGGATGTGACCTTTCACGGTTTTCCCTTCCTCAGGTTTCCTCTGGACCTCGATATCCTTGAGGAAGCCACTAGTGACGCCCTGGTCCATATTCGCGTGACTGCCGCCAATGTAGATCAGTCTATTTCGTCACTCCTGGAGAACTACTGGGGCGTGGACCCCAACTGGCAGGTCACGCTCTGGCAGATTGACGTCCAGCAACCGGACGAGACGCCGTTTGGCTCCGGAGCCGTGCTTGTGGTCGATAGCGTGGATACGGATTTCCTTGTCGCAACATTTGACCTGGTCGCAGAAGGGTACACGCTGGGGACGTTGCTACCCAAGCGTAGATATAATAGTACTAGTGGATTTGAAAATCTACCAAGAAGATAGCCTATGATTCTAACTCTCCCAGATCCACGTACCATTGCCAATCCCTACATCGGCATGCCCTACGGTCAGGCTGACTGCTGGGATCTGGTGCGCCTGCTCTACCGCGAGGGCTTCGGTGTCGACCTCGCGACGGACCAACTCACCGCCGCTGAAGAGTTTGTGGAAATCTGGTGGCATGAGCAGGGCGGTGATCCGTTGCGGCTGCTGCGCCCCTGGGATCTGGTGATCTTCGCGAAGCTGGAGACTATCCCCTTTGCCCGCCATGTCGGGATTGTGACGGATGGCGTGATGTTTGTGCATGCCCGCGCCAGTGATGGCGGGGTCTGTCTGGAGCGCTGTCGGCATTGGCGTCCGCGCCTCTTGCAAATCGCACGCTGGAGGCCCCTCACCGCATGAAGCCGATCCGCACCTTGCGTGCCCCCCCGCGCCCTCTTCCCCAGGACCTCTGCCTCGTTACCGCGGAACTCGTCATTATCTGTTCACCCGTCCGTGGCGCGGATCGGCATTGGCGGACCATCCGGCTCCCGCTGACCCCTGGCGTCCCCCTGGCGTCTGTCCTGCCGCCCGACATTCCGGCGGCGCAGGTCAGTATCAGCGGCAAAGTCATTCCCCCCGCCGACTGGGCGACGACGCTGATCCAGGACCATGACGAGGTGTGGCTTATCCCGCGCTGGGGGATTGAGGAGGGCGTCCTGATTCCGCTCCTCATCTATGCCGTGGTGGGACTCGCCATCGGCATCGCGACCACGGCCTTGACCTACCTCCTCTTCCCCCCCGCCAAGCCCCATATCCAACAGGCCGTGGATGAGCCGACGTTCTCCTTTGAGGGCATTCGCACCACTATTGGCCCTGGCAACGTCGTCCCCGTCCACTACGGGAGTCCGCGCGTCGCCGGGCAACTGCTCAGTGCCGCCGTCGAACAGGCTATGACCGTGATTGATGTCGATCCCTCGGGGGCGACGGCGGGCGTGTCGCATGCCATTGATACCGTCTATGGCGGCGATCTCTCCCCTGATGGGACCGTGGGCAATCCGATTGTCGTGGTCGCCAATGGGCATGGGGCCAGTACCGGAACGCATGTGGATATCGGCGGCGTCACGGGCAAGACAGCCACGAATGGCGGCTGGTACGTGACCTATATCGATGATAATACCGTCGCCCTCAACTCCTCAGAGGGCATTGACCAACGGGCCTATACCGGCGGGGGCATCCTCGTCACGCTCGATACGCCCGCGACGGCCCCGACGCGCCGCGTTGATGCCGTCGCCGCAGCGCCCACGCTCAATCTCCTCCTCGGCTTTGGCGAAGGGCCGATTGGCGGCTTCCTCACCGAGACGATGGAGATCAACGGACAACCGCTGGGCAATTTTCCGCAGGTGCTCGTCTATACGCGCAATGGGTATAGTGACCAGACCCCTATTCCCGAGTTTGGCGAGACCGCGAATACCTTTGCCGATGGGCGTGCCATTGGTGTCGATCCCGGCATTGTCTATACCACGACGCAAGCGGTACAGGCCTTTGCCCTCAATATTGCGTTTCAAGAAGGCCTCTTCTTCCTGACCAAGACGGGAGAAAAAGAAGAGAACGTGACGACGCTGGGGTATCGCTACCGGGTGCATCCAGCAGGCACCTGGACGAGTTTCAGCTTCTTCGACGTGGCCGCAGCGCGGACCTCTGCCGTGCGCTTTGGGATTCGGCGCGAAGGGCTCCCGCTTGCGATCTATGATGTGCATGTGGAATTCTCGCATGCCCGGCATATCGATGACGTGCAGGCCAAGTGGCTGCCAACCCTCGAGTCAGTGACCGAGATCCAGCACAACACGAATGCCTATCCCAATACGCCGCTCCTGGGGTTGCGCGCCGTCGCCACAGATGCCCTCCAGGGGAGTTTGCCCAACATTACCCTGCGGATTCTGGGGCGGATTATTCGCGTCAATGAGTTTACTCAGAACTGGAATTACACGAATAACCCGGCCTGGTGCGTGATGGACATGATGACGCATCCCCGCTATGGCCTCGGCATTCCCGATGCGGAGATTGACTTGGCCTCCTTTGGCGTCTGGGGGACGTATTGCGCCTCCCTGGTCAGCGGCGAGACACGCCATACATTCAACTACTCCCTAGACCGCGAACTCCGCGCCCAACCAGCGCTCCTTGAGATGGCCGGGAATTCGCGGACCCTGTTGCTCAAGGATGAGGGGGTCTGGACCGCCCATCCGACCCTCGATGAGACGCCGGTGCAACTCTTCAACTGGGCGAACTGTACGAACGTCAAGCTCCGCTATACGCGTGATCCCGACCGCATTAATGTGATGGAAGGCCGGTTTGCTAATGAAGAGAACAACTTTCAGCAAGACGTGATCACCTGGCCGACCATCGATAATTGGCCTGCCGAGGTGCGCAAGGCCAGTCTCGACCTACGTGGCGTCACGAAGCCTAGCGAGGTCATGCGCGCGCTCCAGTTCGAGCTCAATCGGCGCCGCTTTGAAACCCTCATCCTCGAGATGGACGTGGCGCTTGATGCCCTCCGCATGCAGCGCCATGATCTCTTTCGTTTTGCGCATCCCTTGCCCGGCTGGGGCACCGGCGGACGCCTCCTCCCAGGCAGTACCACTACCACGCTCTTGCTCGATGTCCCTGTGACGTTTGTGACGGGCAAGACCTATCATGTCTATATCCGCCATGCCGATCTGAGTACCGAAGTCCGCACCGTGAACTTTCCCGGCGCTGGCACCGCCACGGCGGTGACGCTTGCGGCAGCACTCAGTCACGTCCCCGATCAGGAGCGCGGGACCCTGTGGGCCTTTGGAGAGAGTACGCCCACGGAGACCGCCGTGAAGATTTTCCGCGTGACCGCCCTCCAGCGCAAGTCTGATACGACCGTCCATCTTCAGGGCGTCATCCATAATCCCTCGATCTATGATGAGGCCGTCGCCACCGCCCTGCCCGTCATCACGAACCTATTCAATCCCGAAGGACCGCCACCACCGCTTACCGGCCTCGTCCTCACGGAAGTGACGCGGATTCAGGCCAGCGGCGCGAGTTTGCGGGTCGTCAATCTCTCCTGGAGTGTCGCTGCGCTCTCCGGGAGCTTCGCGCCCTATGGCGGCGCGTTTATTCTCCGGCGTGCCGTGCTCGATAGCAGTGGCGCGGGGGTCGCGCAGGCCGGCGGTGATCTCGGGATGATCCAGGGCCCTAATGACGCCAACGTCAATTTTATGCCGCTCCAGGAACTGCACGGCCATGTACTCGACTGGGATGACTATACCGTCCTCACGGGCACGACCTATATCTACCGCGTGATTCCGGTCTCTGGCCGTGGCGTGCCGAACAATACGGGCGGACGTGAGGGGATTATCCATGTCGCCGGCCCCACGACGCCTGACTATTTTCCGGGTACCGTGCAGCAGTTACGGCTTAAAGGGCAGCAAGTGGGGGCGACGGAGTGGGAAGGACGTGATCTTCATATTGAGTGGAGCCCAGTCGCAGATAATGGCCTGTTTACCACAACCTTTTTTGTCCAAGACTACCTGGTCGAAGTCTGGGCGCCGGGCCAACAGTATCAGTTGCGGGCGACGACCGTGCCGGCCCAACTCCCCGGTGCGACGCTCAGTTGGAGTTATACCCTCGAGCAAAATGCCGAAGATCAGATTCGGGCGGGCTTTGGTGGGGCGCGGCGCGACCTCTGGATCTATGTGTGGGCACGGACGAATACGAATCGTGTCTCTTTGCAACCCGCGATCCTCATAGCGATCAATCCCCCGCCCGATATGGGGGATATGATTCCTGAGGTGCTTCCGCTCTTTGGGGCCGCGAAGATCAGTTGGGATCAGTTTGCCGAACCTCGCGACTTCCACCACTATGAAGTGCATCTAGACACCATGACCCCGCCCATTGCGATTGAGCAAGACGTTGGCATAGCGTTTCAGCGGTTTTATCCGGCAGGGCTTGTCGCAGGCACCACGTATTATACCTACATCCTTCCCTATGACACGTTTGGGCCTGGTATTCCCTCCCATATCGCGAGCTTTGTCGCCGTAGCGTTTGATGCCGCCTTTCTCGACACGACGCCCCCGGACATGCCGACCGGCTTGACACTGACAACCGGATCCGACGTCAGCGCAGACGGGACGATTGTGACGTGGGTCGAGGCCAGTTGGGACCTCGCGCCAGAATCCGACGTCGCAGGGTATGAAGTGCACGTCTTTGTGGGGAGTTCGACGTCACCAACGGTCTTTAACCCTGAGCGTAGTCAGCATACGATCCGCTTTAACGTCCCCGGCGGCCTGGTGGTTCGCGTCCGCCTCCTCACGTTTGATAAATTTCATAATATCTCTCCCTTTAGCCCTGAAGCGACGATTACCACCGGGAAAGATACCACGCCGCCGGCGGCCCCGACGAACCTCAATGCCATCGGCAGTATTCGCGCTATCGCGCTCCTCTGGACACCGCCCCCAGACCTCGACTATGACCATTGTGCGATCTACGAGTCACTCACGAATCAGCGCGCCAATGCCACACGACTCCCCCTCACAGGTTGGAGTAGTGCCGTACGGGAGGGACTCGGTCCCAATGATACGCGCTACTATTGGCTGCGTGCGGTGGATACCTCCGGAAATGAGAGTCTCGCCTTTCACCCTGCCTCAGCTATTGCTGGCGTGGTAGGCACCGCCGGGCAGCTCGATACGACCTATATTTCCAGTCTCGCCGCGGACAAGCTGCTCGCGGGCACGGTGAACGTCCTCGTGCGCCTGGGGGTGAATAATATTGTCCTGGATGGCGTGAACAATCTCATCACGATCTTTGACGCCCAGAATACCCAGGCCCCCCGCGTCTATCTCGGTAAGCTCGGCGCACTCAATACTGCCTATGGGATGCAGATTTTTGGCCCAAACGGCGAACTCATGTGGAACTTTACGGACGGGGTGCAGAATGCCGGGATTAGTGATGCCTCGATCACCGCACGTACGATCCGCGCAGGCGCCATCGAAGCCGCGAGTCTGCGCACGGACGTCGCGGTCATTACCCTGGCTGCCCAGATTGCCAATGCGATTATCGATGACGCCAAGATTAATACCGTCTCAGCGAATAAACTGATTACAGGCGCCCTCCAGGCCGTGTACTCGCTTGGCGTAGGGTCAACCATCAGTATGGATGGCCCGAATACCCTCATTACCATCTATGATACCCAGAATACCCCTGTCCCTCGGATCTATCTCGGCAAAGTGGGGCCAAACAACATTGACTATGGCCTGCAGGTCTATCGCTATGATGGCGCCCTCATGTGGGACTTTACCGGGGGTGCGACGTCCGCAGGGATTGGCCAGCTCGCCGTCCAGACGGTCCACGTCGATACGCAGGCGATTACGACGCCTAAGATTGGCTTTGGCGCGGTCTCCGAGTCGCTCCTCTATAGCTCGGCGTCCACGATTACCAGCAACGGGACAGAGACGGTTGTTGCGTCCCTGACCTGGACGCTCCTCAACCAATTTGATGTCGTCCTCCTCTGGGTGCAAGGGATTGGGAATAGCGGGGATGCAAACACCCTGACGCTGCGGATTCGCGAGGATAACCTTACGGGTAATATTCTCAATAGCACTGCCGAGACCGATCCCGGCCCTGCGACGAGCATGGCACTCAATGCCTATTATGGCGCTCCTAGTACGATAGGGAGTAAGAGTTTTTACGTCACATTGCAACGGACGGTTGGGAGTACAGCCGTCAATGTCTCCGACATCAGTTTTATTGCCCTGCGGCTCCAGAGGTAATGCGATGCCCTTGTTAAAGTATGGTCTTGATACCGGCGCGATTGCAGCCGTGATTCAGGGCAGTAGCCTCGCCCTGACCCAGGCGCAGATGGTCCCGGAGGACGCCACCTATGGCTATCTCCTTACGGAGGACGAGCACGATCCGCGGACGTGGCAGGAGCAGTATGCGATTGTGGATGGGGACGTGTCTCCCAAGACGGCCCTGACAATCACGGCGACCCCCAATCCCTTTGCCGCCGATGGCGTGGGAACATGCGCTATTACCGTGACCCCCTTTCAGGCATGTACGCTGCTGGTCAATGGGACGCCCTATACATTGGTTGAGGAGGATGCGACTGTACTCCTGACATCGGATGTGCCCGCGACCTTTGCCGTGAGCCTGGCGGCAGATGTCACGGCGTGGGCGCTCCCACTCACGGTGGAGGCGAGTTAGGATGCCGAGGATCGACCATCGTATTGAGATTGCCGACGTGTTGACACCGCGCGAACGGCTCCTGCTCGACTTCTGCGTCACGCAACTCAATATCCTCCGCCAGCAATTGAGTCTGCCTATACTCACCCAGCAGGCGGTGCGCCAAGCGGTCCGGGATTGGCTGCGAGCACACCCCCATGAGGGAGGGACGTAGTGGCACAATTGGGGGCTGGCTTCGGGACGAATTATCCGCTCGGCATTGATACGGCCCAGACGTATGTCAATGGGGTCCCAACTGCGCCAGATTCCAATACACGGATTGACTCAGAATTACTGAACGATATCCTTGCCACGCTTCTGGCGATCGAGATGACCTTGGGGGCCTCTCCGCAGGGGAACCTTGGCAGTGTCGCCGCGCGCCTCAATCAGTATTTGCCCGGCATCGGCAGTGCGTCAAGTCTCCTCGACTTCGTGAATCGCATTAACGTCGTCGTGACCGGCGTGACGCATCGCCTGGGCACGCGCGGTCTCATGGCGCAACTCTACACGAATGCCGTGCCCGCTGCCGCCTTTGAGCCGGACATGTTGACGGTGGACCAGGCCACGTATGATCTCCTGGCGCAATTTGCGGACCCCATGAGCGGCAGTCTCATCATTGCCGGCGCCGCACCCTATATTCAGGACTTTGCCGCCGCAACCACGGTGACGGTCCTAGGGAGTGCGCATGCCTTTGCGAGCGCGGACCTGCACTATCGCCTCTATGACAATACGCAGCCGGCAGGCTTAATCCTGGGGTCTGCCGTCTTTGCCCCAAGCAGTATCACGGTCCATCCGAGTACGTTTGATGTCGTCGTCACGTTCGACGATCCGATGACGGGGTATCTGGTACTCAGTAAGGCGGCTCCCCAGTATGCGGCCAGTTTTACAGGGCAGACTACCGTCACCGTGACCGGCAGTACGCACGGACTCGGCACCCGGGCCCTGCTCTTCCAGGTGTGGGATGCCAGCACGCCGCGCCAGGCCATTGCCCCGGCTACCCTGACCGTGCATCCGACGACCTATGATGTCGTCGCCACCTTTGATGATCCCACGAGCGGACGGCTCGTGCTCGGGAGTGTCGCTGACTTTAGCGGGACGGACTTTGAAATCCGCGATGGCGGGGTCGTCAATCAGACGGCTACCCGCCTCTATTCGCGCAGCGGCGATCTTGACTTGCAGATGGGCACCGGCGGGCATCTCTATATGCGCAGCAAGCTGAGCGCGATCCTCGCGACGCTGACCGAGGCAGGGCAACTCGGGCTGGGGGTGACGGCACCGACGCATCAGTTGGAGTTAAGCACCGACTCGGCAGCCAAGCCGAGTAGTAGTTCATGGACTATCTTTTCCGATGAACGCCTCAAGGACGTCCTTCGCCCCTATACCGACGGGCTTGCCATGCTGCTCCAACTCGAACCACTCTGGTATCGCTATAATGGCCAGGGCGGCATGCCAAAGACCACGCAAGAGCATGTGGGGCTCCTTGCGCAAGCGTTACAGGGGGTCGCGCCGTATATGGTCCATGCCGCCCGCAGTAAACTGACTCCAGAGAGTGAGGACACTGATATTTTGAGCGTAGACAATCACGCGTTCACCTATGCGCTCATCAATGCCGTCAAAGAGTTGCATGGGCGGGTCACCACCCTCGAACAGGCAGTCGCGGTATCACAGGCCGTCCCCGCAGAGGAGACCGACGCATGCTGAGACGCGGGCTCCTGCTCACACTGCTCCTCCTCAGTAGTCTCATGCCGCAGGCCTGGGCACAAAATCCCATTGCGGGCTCGCGGACGATCTACGGAGCATTGAACACCGGCGTGTCCGCGGGGACCGCCACCGCCTATCTCCTCACGCTCGCTCCGCCCATTCAGAGTTATCACGTCGGCGCCTGCTATGCCTTTCTGGCGCATGTCGCCAATACGGGTCCGGCAACGCTCAATGTGAACGGGAAAGGGGCGCTGGCCCTCACGAAGCGCATTGCCGGCGTCTCGACCCCTCTCGCGGCGAATGATATCGGGATCAATCAGCGCGTGGAAGCCTGCTATGATGGCACGGTCTTGCAGGTCCAGGGCTTCAGTGCCGCGAGCAGTGGCAGCGGGGGAGGCGTGTCTCTCGGCGCCGCAGGGACCCTGCAGGGCGCAGACGGCACGGGTCTCTTTGCGGCCTATGGCGGCAGTACCTGTCTCCTGGCCGGGACTTATGCCAGCGGGTTCAGCGCCACAGGGAGTCTGATCTGTAGCGTCCCGCCCAGTCCCGTCTCGACCGCAAAACCGCTCCTTGTCCAAAGTAATAGTCAGTTCCCATCGGGGGTGAATCTCGGGGGGCTCTCGACAGGCCTGCTCCTCCTGACGACGCAGGCGGGCGTGGCGACGCCGACCACGATTCCCCTGCCGGCGGGCAGTCTCGCGGGCACTGCTGGCCCGCAAACGCTTGACCAAACCTTTGTGCCCCCGCGGAGCAATACGCTCCCGGACCCCAGTACCACCGGCGGGACGATTCAACCGACACCGAGTCTCTACGATGTGGAGAGCGTAACGGCCATGACGGCATCCGCCACCGTCCTGAATCCGCTGGGGCCTGCCCGCGCCGCGCAATGGTATCGCTTACGTTTGCGGAGCGTCACGAGCCAGCCGCTCGCCTGGGATACGCAATACAGCACGAATGCGGGTTGGATGCTCCCAACCGCCACAACGGGGCTCAATAAAGACGATCTGCTGCTCTTTGAATACGAGCCCACCACCTCGACGTGGCAACTCATCTTTACCTCACAACTGATTGCCACCCTGGGGGCAGGCGGGGGCGGCAGTACAACGGCCCCAGGGGTGACGGGCGATATCCCCTTTCACGGTGACAGTACCGCGCTCACGGTGGATACCGGGCAGTTCTTCTACGACCTTGGCCCCCATAGCGGCACGATTCAAGAGATGCGACATGGCCAGGGATCCGGTGTAGTAGAGTTAGCCGATGGGCACGGCTTTACCAGTACGATCCTCGCCGCCAACCTCACCGATAATCACCTGAACACCATGCCCGATGCGGACGGCCCGCTGTGTACGGCGGCGTCCTGCGGCCTGGTCGTGGGCGCGGTGAATCCCCAAACGAGTACCTACCAAGTGCTTGCGACAGACTTCAGCGATCACAAGACCATTGCGGTCGCATCGGGCACCTTCACGATCACGCTCGTCGCGAGTGGCACGCAGCCCGCCACAGGGCAGTTCATCCGCATTGTGAACTACGGCACTGGGGTCGTCACCGTCGCGCGCAGTGGGCAGAACATCAACGGCGGCACGGCCAGCATCGTCATTCCCGCCTCCTCGGCCACGGCGCCCACCACGGTCGTCGTGATCTCCGATGGCACCAACTACTTTGCGAGCCTGGATAGCGTGGGGACGGGCATGACCAACCCCATGACCACGGCGGGGGACTGGATCTATGGCGGGGCCTCGGGCACGCCCACACGCCTAGCAGCAGGAACGGGATTCCTCTACGGCAACGGGGCCTCCGCCCCGACGATTGCGAAGTTGGCGCGGGGCATCGTGTTTGAGATAGGCGATCCGGCAGGCAGCGCGTTGACCGTCGCCTCCACCACGACGGCCTATGTGACCATTCCTTTTGCCTGCACGATTAGTGCATACAACCTGCTCGTTGATGCGGGAACCATCACCGTCAAATTCTGGCGCGTCGCAACGGGAACGGCTATCCCAACCAGCGCCAATAGCATTAATACCTCTGGCGTCGGGATTGCGTCAGGGACAGCGATTCACAGTACAACGCTCACAGATTTTACCTCAACGGCAATCGCGGCCAATGACATCGTCGCCGCCAACGTGACCGCTGTGGCAACTGCGAAATACGTGAACGCCACCTTACAGTGTGATCAGTGATATGCTATATAGTATTAAGAATATGAGAATTATTAAGTCGCCTACGATAGGGCCTGTGAGGATGGACAGGCATGGTCAAGGCGTCCTCAATAGACCACCCTTTTTGTCGGCGTGCCTTGACGGTAGTGGCAAGCATGTCTTTGATTTCAAGCCATCGCTGCAAGGATTCTGTGCGACCGTCAATCGTTATAAGCCCTATTGGCTTGGCCCGCAGGCGTGGCATGGTCAATGCCTCTTCAGGCGTGTACCCCAAATCAACGCGCCCGTAAAATGCGGCAGGCGAAAGTTTCTTCATCTGCAGCCAGTCTTTCAGGCACAAGGTTTGTCCATCAAGCGTTATAAGTTGATTTCTACGCGTATTCCGTGCTTGCTCAGCGAGAGTGGCCCAGCGACAGTTCTCTCGACTATAAGGACCATTGCAATCAGGGTAACGATCCAGCGAATGCTGAGGACTTGGGCGTGGTCCCATATCGCTATAAAAGGTAGCAAAAGACTCTTTCCAGCTGTCGCAAATAACAATACCTCGTCCGCCGTAGTCCGCATAATTGCGCGTCTTCGGATTAAGGCAGCGCTGTTTCATGCCAAGCCAAATACCATATTCAGGGCTATAGCGCAAGCCATGGGAATACCGCAGCGCTTGGATTCTGGCCTTTTTAAGACATCCACAACTACGGGTATCTCCACACCTCAACAATTTTCCAATAACAAGACAACGAGTCCCACAGAGACACGTACACCACCACTGCGCTTTGCCATCAGACGTATTGTCCCCGCGATCAACAACCGTCAAATATCCAAAGGGTGGGGAGCCAATCAGATTAACAAAATTATGGGCTGGCATGATGCTTCCTTCTCAAGCAAAGGGGGATGTCAGGCCCGCAGCGAGAGAAGGTCGCCACGATTTCAAGCTCGCGAAGCTAACCTGACGTGTTCAGTATAGCAGAGAGGAGAGACAGATGCTCAGATATAACACCATGCGCTATCTAGGAATACTGGCATGGTTACTGCTTGCCCCAGCGCTCGCCCTGGCTGAATGCACGCCAGCCCAGCTTGCATCCCTACTCACCGCCGATGCCGACAGCATTGGCTTCGCGGCGCCAATTGCGGCAGGGAAAGATAATGCGGTTCTTCAGTTGGCAAACGCATTACAACCAGGCGCGGCATACCGAGTCCAGAGAGGGATTATCCCTGCCTATGAAGTTACTTCGGCCTATAGCCCAGCGGAGTTCAATGCGCTCACGGACCATGCCTTGCAACAACTCACCTCATTACTGAGTTCTGGAAGTATTGACTCTAATAGTCAGAATGTACAGGACATCCTCTTTTCCGGTTCCACGCCTATATTTCCGGCCAATGGAACCACAAAGGCCAATTTGGTCTCGCTCGTGAAGTCCCCTGGCTCCTGGGCACAACGGCGGTGTGGACGGCAGTTGACGCTGACCGATATTT